TTCCAGCAACGACACTGACAGATGGTTGTTATGGCTACATGTTTAAAAATTGTACTAAACTTACTGGTTATGCTGACATACAAAATGTTAATATAATGGGCACTGAATCTTGTAAGAGTATGTATGATGGTTGCACTAGTTTATCTGCTGCTTCTACGCCGAATATCTCAACATGGCAAACATCATACTTTCCATACTGGCTTCAGAATGTTTCACCTACTGGGATATTATATGCACCAACTGAATTACGACAATCCATTCCTATAGGCTCAAACGGAATACCAAGCGGATGGACTTTTGCAACACCTACCAAGACTATAACATTGTCAAGTGTTGGTCCTGAAAATTTATCGTTTACTTACACAATTAATGGCAATACAGCTACTTTAGCTGATAATAGAACAGTTGAAATTACACTAACATATTCACAAAATTTATCAGTGTCAACAAATTCATTAACAAAGTGTATATTCGTTAATGATGAAGTTATGTGTTTTGGAAATAATAATACAATCAATTATAATGATATTCCGAACCATTCAGTTATAACATGCAGTGAAGTTTCATCAAGCGGAGATTTTTTAAGGTTCAAAGCAAGTGAAAACTCTGTTTGCAACATATTGAACAAAGGAACAAACAGTGGTACCACTAGTCCGTTGATTTATTATTCTTTTGATAAGAATTCTTGGACTTTGGTTTCTGGTGGGTCACAAACAACAATAAACATCCAAAGTGGTCAAACAATATATTTTATGGGTTTGAACAAGGATGGCATTTCAAGAAGTGTTTCTAATTATACAAATATATGTTTTGTTAGTGGTAGTGTGTATGCCGCTGGTGATGTTACATCGTTGTTGAATGTTACTGGGAAACAAAACAATTTAACCTCGTATTCGTTTTATGGGTTGTTTTCTGGTTCAACAGCATTAATTACATCACCAGAACTTCCAGCAATGACATTGGCGAATTATTGTTATTCTCACATGTTCGATGGGTGCACAAGTCTCGTATCCGCACCAGAGCTTCCAGCAATGACATTGGCGAATTATTGTTATTTTTACATGTTCCAAGGGTGCACAAGTCTTGTATCCGCTCCAGAGCTTCCAGCGAAGACACTGGCAACTTATTGTTATCAAGGCATGTTCCTAGGGTGCACTAGTCTTGTGACAGCTCCAGAGCTTCCAGCAACGACACTAGAAAATTCTTGTTATATGCAAATGTTCTACGATTGCACAAGTCTTGTGACAGCTCCAGAGCTTCCAGCAACAAAGATGACACATTCTTGTTATCATCAAATGTTCTTAAGATGCACAAGTCTTGTGGCTGCACCAGAGCTTCCAGCGAAGACACTGGTAACTTATTGTTATAATCAAATGTTCAACCATTGCACAAGTCTTGTGATTGCACCACCAGAGCTTCCAGCAACGACACTGGCGAACGGTTGTTATGGATACATGTTCAATGAATGCACAAGCCTTATTTCCGCCCCAAAGCTTCCAGCGACGACACTGGTAAATAGTTGTTATTCTAACATGTTCAAAGGATGTTCAAAATTAAAATACATAGAATGTTATGCTGATACTTTGTCAGACACTTATTCACAAAATTGGGTTGTAGGTGTTGCTTCTGCTGGTACGTTTGTCAAAGCTGTGGGCGCAACATTACCAGTAGGCAACAATGGTGTTCCGACCAACTGGGTATTGATTAATGGAACCGAATTGTTTTCGTTCCAAGCTGGAAACACATCATCGAGCATTGCTTTGACAACACCGACTGGGTTGTCGATAACTCTCGAAACATCAAGTGATGGAGTGAACTGGTCAAACTGGACCAAAACGAACGGTGTGTTTAGTACCATAACTTTGCAATCTGGTGAAACTCTTTATATTAGGGGAAATAATACGAGATTTGCAACCGACACAGCATCGACCAGGAGTTCTCGATTTCTATTCACAGGCAATACATATTGCAGGGGAAACATAATGTATTTACTTGATAAAACTGGGCAATTGGACAGTTTGAATGGGAAAGGTTATTGTTTCGGTTATTTATTTTCTGGGGCAACATCGTTAATTACACCACCAGAGCTTCCAGCAACTGCACTGGCGGGTAATTGTTATTATAGTATGTTCCGTGGATGCACAAGTCTTGTGACAGCACCAGAGCTTCCAGCAACTGCACTGGCGGGTAGTTGTTATGGATACATGTTTAATGGATGTACAAGTCTTGTGGCCGCACCAGAGCTTCCAGCAACTGCACTGGCGGGTAGTTGTTATGGATACATGTTTAATGGATGTACAAGTCTTAAAACTCCGCCAGAACTTCCAGCAACTACACTGACGAGTTTTTGTTATGATTCCATGTTCCGAGGATGCTCAAAACTCACAACAGCGCCAGAGCTTCCAGCAACGACACTCGCAAGTTATTGTTATTCACACATGTTCTATGGATGCTCAAATCTGAATTACATTAAAGTCGGTGCTTTGTCTTGGAATACATCCTATACCACAAGTTGGGTTGATGGAGTTTCAGCAAATGGAGATTTTTACAAACCGTCAAGCACAACAATAGATTATGGAGTTAATGGTGTGCCAAGTGGTTGGACAATTCACAGCATATAATAATATAAAATATATAATTTTGTTATAAACGAATAATATAAATTTATAAACATAAATACATTATTATGACAATAGAAGTAAGAAACGGTAACACTTATATGACCGCCGATGAAGGTAAATTCTTATCAAATGAAAGCATGACTCTGTACGGTGTTGAAATCGTGCTTGGCAAATATGATTCGCCAGATAATTATTTTGAACACCCAATGTATGAATGGCCTGTTATTGAAGAGCCAGAAGAGCCGACAATTGACCCAAATCCTGATAACCCGAATGGTGAAGAGCCAGTTATTGATGACAATGATATTGAACCGACACCAGAAAGGCTTTTGTTTCTCGCTAAAGAGTCAAAATTGCGTGAAATTGAAGCTTATGACACTTCAACACACGTTAACGGATTCTATTTGAATGGGAATTTAATGTGGCTTGACAGGGAGACAAGAGCTAGTTTGAGAAACACAATTGAATCTTCCATACTTGTTGGTAGGGAGTATTTGGATATTTGGTTTGGTGAAACACATGTCAACGTTTCAATAAATGACGCAAGAATGATGCTTGCTGTTCTGGAAGTTTACGCCACGGATTGCTACAATGTAACATCACAGCATAAAATTACAGTAAAAGCGATGGATAACATTGAGGATGTCGAAACTTTTGATGTCACAAACGGTTATCCGACAATGCCGAGTTTTTAATATAATAAACTAATTATTAATAAAAATACTTGGTATATATCATGTATAATAATTAAATAATATAATAATAAAGAAATATATATTTCAATATGTCATTAGAAGTAACATCAGGTATTAGTGAAACTTTTAAAATAAATTATTTTAGCAATGTTAGTGATTATTCGGAGGCGATGAATCAAAACTTGATTGACAGTACCGAAATATCGTTCATTGGTGAACATCTGCAAGCGGATTGGAATCAAACAGATGACACACAACCTGATTATATAAGAAACAAGCCGTCTGGTATAATGTTGCCATCTTTTAACCCTTCATCGGATGAGGGAAAGGTTTTACAAATTGTAAATGGTGAGTTGGTTTGGGTTATGCCTATTAGTGTATATCATGGAAATTCAGGACCAGATATCAATCTTGGGCATAATAATGATATATATATAGAAGAATAACATAGAAAATAAGTTTTTGACTGATGGCAAACGAAAGGCAAAAATTAAGACACATTAGAAGCAGTGTTGTAAACGAGGGTGGTGTTCCTAAATTACCAACGCCTTCAATGTTGGAGTATGGTGAAATAGCTATTAATTTTGCTAGCGGGCATGAAACATTATCCATCAAGAACAATAGTGGTGACGTTGTTTCGTTTTCTTCTGATAATGTCATTGAAAAAAAATTTAGCGGGTATACTGCTCAGTCTGATTGGAGTGAGTCTGACACTGGAAAGACTTCATATATATTAAACAAACCAACAAAATTAAGCCAATTTTCAAATGATGAGAAATTTATCGTTTCGGGTAACGTTGTTTCCGCTTTATCAACAAAACAAAACACAATAAATGATTTGGAAGATATAAGGAACAATGCATCTTCTGGTGCATCTGCTTATTCACTTGTTGTATCGCATACTGGTAATACTGGCATTCATTTACCAGTTGTCACTTCGAACGATAATGGAAAAGTCTTGAAAGTGGTTGATGGTTCATGGGCCTTGGTTTCTACGGTTACGGTCTACAGTGGTTCAATACCACCGCAGTCAAATCTAGGCAACAATGGTGATATTTACATACAAACAAATTCCTAATATAAATTGTAAAATTTTTATATATGGGTAATTTAATAAAAATAGACAATACATGGGTTGTTGCCACGAATTTTTTTATTAAGGCAGACAATTCTTGGTCTGAAATCAATGATACAGCATTTAATCAGTTTTTGGAAACTGTTGGTGTTTTGGAATATGGTGGACATGATTCGGTTCAGCATACACTTGTTATTGTCGGGCAATCAGCATATACAAGTGAAAATTGTTCATTTATAGCTCTATATGATGGAACGGTGAATGTGACAAGTGGGGCCACATGGGGTGTTGTTGATGGTTTTTCATATATTGAGCCAGGTTCTACCCCTGGTTATTATTCGATATTGACGGGTGCGAATAATTCGGATGCTACAATACAGGTTTCATATGGAAATCTTGTTGCTACAAAGGGAATTAATGTAACCTATAATAATGGAAGTCAATCGCAAACCGAAACAGAGGTTGTTGTTGATGAGAGTGGAAATACCACAACTACTACAACAACCATAACAACAAACGAAGATGGTACATCAACATCAAATACGGTTGAAGTCGTTACAGATGCTAGTGGGAACACCATGGGCTCAAGTGAAAACACAACAACAACCAACGATGATGGTTCTTATAGCAGTTCGACAATTACTTATGATGAAAGCGGAACCCCTACAACGGCACAAAACCAGAACGGGGATTCTGCTGGTACTATATCAACGCAAAATATTGAATATGATAATAGTGGTAATACTGTTGTAACTGGCTATGATATAGATACATCTAATTCTTCTGCTGGTACAAAAACCTTTAATGGAGATGGTGTTAACACTGAATTTTATGCTTTTGATGTGACAAGAGGATTTGTAGTTGATTTTAATTTTACAATTGATTTCACACAACAGCCAGCTGGACAGAACGAAAACCACCATAACATTCTTACAGCAAAAAGGGCAACACCGTCACCATGGTATGGCTTTCAACTTAGACAAACATCTACAAATAAATCCATAACACTGGGCACCCAATTTTCTACTGGGTCTAACACAAATACGACTATAAACCCAATGTCAAGTACTGGCAATACCAATGAATATAATCTTAGGATATTATACAACCCTACAGTTGGTACAAATTCCTTCATATGTAAAAATATGAACAATGGAAACGATATATTTACAAGTAATAACAAGTTTCCTGATATTGAGGATTTGAAATACCTTAAAGTTACAATTGGATATGCCATGGATGCAAACGGCGACCCATTTAGATATTCAAATATTGATGTCAAAAATTTCTCAATCAAACGACTTGAAAACTTATATAGTCCAGTTATTTCTTGTGATGGACACGATGTTTCAATTTCATGCGACACTAATGAAGCAGTTATCTATTATAGATTGAATCAGACTGGAGAGTTTGTTGAATATGTATCACCGATTGCTATAAGTGGGAATACCATTGTTGAGGCTTATGCAAGATATTATGAATGGGATAGTAGCACTGTGATTGAAACTTGTGAATATGATGCTGGCGCTATTGTGCATGAACCATTAATATATTGTGATGGAACCGCTGTGACAATAACATGTGCAACGGAGGGCGCTACAATCTATTTTAGATTAAACCAAGAGGGAGAATATTCGGCATATACAGAATCATTTTCAATAACAGCTGATACTGTTGTGCAAGCATATGCCAAACTTGGCGAAGACACAAGCGAAATTGTAACGGAAACATGTGTTTACTCAGAGGTACATGATTATGCTTTGGATTATCTTACATTAAGAGTTAAAAGTGGTGGCACGATTTCGTGGAATTCTGTAGGCGGTGGTTCTGTTAAACCAATTCAATACAGTATAAATGGAGGAAATTGGTCGATTTTATCCCCAGCACAAACAGGTGAATCAGCATCAATAACTGTTTCAGATGGTGATGTTGTAAGAGTTAAAGGTTCTTATGCATCATATGCCACAAGTAATACAAATTATATGGGATTTAGTGGCGGAACAGCAATATTTGATGTTGAAGGAAATATAATGAGCCTTGTTTATGGTGATAATTTTATTGTAAATACTGCGCTTACTGGAAATTATAATTTCTGTTCAATGTTTAAGCAAACAAACGTTGTTTCAGCGGAAAACCTTGTTTTACCAGCAACAGAATTAACTCCACACTGTTATCGTGCTTTATTTGCAAACAGCCCATCATTAGCTATGGCACCAGAGCTACCAGCAACAATACTAGCAGAAGGATGTTATCGGTATATATTCCAAGACGCTTCCATAACAACAGCGCCTGACCTTCTGGCTCAAGTATTAGTGTATGACTGCTATGAGGGAATGTTTGATGATTGTCATAATCTTAATTATATTAAATGTTTAGCAAAAGATATATCAGCTTCAGCAGCGACATTAGGTTGGACACAGGCAGTTGCTAGTTCTGGTACATTTGTTAAAGATGCTAATACTGAGTGGTCTCGTGGAACTAGTGGCATTCCAACAAGATGGGTAGTTGTTGAAGAAGGTCTTAAGAAGCCATCAATAAGTTGCGATGGTCTTTCAATTACTTTGAATTGTTCAACAGAAGGGTCAAGTATTTATTATCGTTTAAACGAGAGTGGAGAATATGTTATATACACCACCTCAATACCTATTACAGCTGATACAATAGTTGAGGCATATTCAGTGTTAAACGAGGAAACTAGCGATATTGTCACTGAAACATGTATCTATGATGATGGAATTGAAGAACCAGTTATCTATTGCGATGGTGAATACGTAACAATATCTTGTGCAACTGGTGGCGCTTCAATATATTACAAGTTTGACCAAGAAATAACATATCTTCCATACGGTTCTGCAATAGTTATATCGGCAGATACTGTATGTTATTCTTATTCAGAAATAGACGGTAGGCAGAGTGAAATAGTTTCAGCATCCTGTATTTATGACGAAAGCATTAAAGCACCTATTATTGAATGTGATGGTACGGCTGTAACAATAACTTGCCACACAGTTGGTTCTGATATATATTATAGAATAAACGAGGAAGGAAATTATGGATTATATAATAGTCCATTCCCAATTTCAGCCGACACAATAGTTGAGGCGTATTCGGTAAGGGATGAAGAGACTAGTAGTATCGTGAGTGCTGTTTGTATATATAATAACGTCCATGACTATAGCCTTGACTACTTGACATTTGACATATTAACAGGTGGTAACATTAGATGGGCCAGTTATGGAACTGGGCAAACAAAAACAATACAATATAGTTTAAATAATGGTACCTGGACAAATATTACAGCTGGAAATAATTCAATAGTTTCAGTTTCAAGAGGTGATAAAGTTAGGTTTAAGGGGATTAATTCTTCATATTCAAATGATAAGAGTAGATATTCTGGGTTTGATAGTGGATGTACAGCATCATTCAATATTGAAGGTAATATAATGAGCCTTGTTTATGGTGATAATTTTGTCGGAAACACTGCATTAACTGGCACATATAATTTCTGTTCTATATTTAAGCAATCACAATGCGTTTCTGCTGAAAATCTAATACTACCATCAACTGTATTGACAAACTATTGTTATCGTGCCATGTTTAGCAAATGTTCTAATTTAGTTGTTGCTCCAGTTCTTCCAGCAACTACTTTGGCCACTGCTTGTTACTACTATATGTTTGAAGAATGCGCATTTGAAAAGGCACCAGACCTTCTTGCTGAAACTTTAGTGCAACAATGTTATTATGCAATGTTTACTGGATGTACAAGTCTTAATTATATCAAGTGTATGGCAACAACTATAAGTGCATCTCAATGTAAACAAAATTGGGTGGCTGGTGTGGCTCCTTCTGGTACTTTTGTAAAGTCTGATTCCGTAAGTGTTAGTACTTGGAGTATAGGCGCAAATGGAATTCCTAATAATTGGATTGTTTATGATGATGTAGCTGTTGCTTCTCCTGTAATTTATTGTGACGGGTATAATAATGTAACAATAACTTGCGAAACATCTGGAGCAACAATTTATTATAAAACAAGCGAAGTAAGAAGTGGTAACTATAATATATATACAAGCCCGTTTGTAATTAGTGAAAACACCGTGGTTGAAGCTTATTCAGAATTTAACGGACAGTCAAGTATGGTTATTACCCAAACATGTGAGTATATAAGTGATATTCCATTAGAATCATCAAATAGAAATTTAAGTAAATGGACTTATAATAATAATGAGATAATAACACCTTATTCTGTAAATAAGGATGATGGTCATAGTGCAAGCTATGCAAAGGGAACATTTAATTTTGAGACAAGTTTTGCACTTCGTAAAGCACAACCAACTTACTTGTGGTTCCAACACGCAGACCAGTCTGCTACGATTTATGTTGACAACGTTTTAGTTGAAAAACACTGGGGTGGCTATGCCGCATTCTCTGTTGATATTTCAAATTATGTACACAGTGGAACAAACAGAGTAAAAGTTGCGCTTAAAAACAATGAAGGAAATTCACTTGCACCAGCAAGCGCTGATTTTAACTTCAACGCCACACTTGGTAACGTTAAACTATTTACAAGCCCAGTTCTTCCTGCAATGAATTATGGATATGATGGATTCCATGTAACGTCTGATGTCACAACATCTTCTGCCACTGTCAATGTAAGAACTAATATTCCGACTGGGGCGACTGTTACTTGTGAGATAGATGATGGAACATATCATTTTGGAACATCTGGAAGTAGTATTGGACAGGAAATGGTATTCACCGCAACGATACCAAATCCTCATCTATGGGATGGAAAGATTGACCCACATTTGTATGATATAACTCTTAATATATATTATGAAGGTGAACTATATCATTCATATCAAAGACCTTATGGATTAAGATTTTATGAATACGTAATTAATGAAACTGTTAATGGAAATAGTTATACTGGTTTCTTACTAAATGGTCATCCTTATCTGTTGCGTGGGTGTTGTATGCATGATGATATTGCTGGAAAAGCAAATGCTTTAAATGACAATGATTATGCGTTAACATTTGCGACAATACAAGAATTAGGGTGTAATTTCCTAAGGCTTGCACACTATCCTCACCCGAAAGAAACATACGATTGGTGCGATAGACTTGGTATTATTGTTCAAACTGAGGGCCCGTGTGTAAATAAAATGCAATCAACAATGCCAGCTGAATATTACGAACATTTAAACACACAATATGATGATATGGTTAACCAGCATTATAACCACCCTTGTATTATGTTTTGGGGCTTAAGTAATGAAACAACAACAGACGACAAAGCATTTGCAAAAGAAAAAATTAATGGATATATTGCCCGCATAAAAGCTTTGGATACAGAACGTATGGTTGGATATGTTATGGCACAAGGTCCTGGTTCAGACCCAAGTGCATATTACAACAATCCTGATGCTGATTGGTTTGGATGTAATATATATGAGGGTTGGTATAGTAATCCGAATTCAAACAACCCTTCAACCCAAATAAACACACGTGTCAAAAATGTTATAACCAACAAAAGCAAAGCTATTGCATATTCAGAATACGGTTGCGGTGGAACACAGCGATGTCACTCTGACGATTTTATGACCACAACAACAAGAGGAAACTATGAGAGACATGATATTGAATATATGATGTGGCTACATGAAGGACATATTGCGGCAATTAAGAATTATCCACAATTGTTGTTCACTTCACAATGGCAGTTGTTTGATATTGCTGTTTCAAACAGAAACGAAGGTTATACGGTTTGCCTGGATGGTGAAAATACAAGTATAGATGACAGCCTTAGAAGGTTGAATGATAAGGGACTTGTCGAAAGAGACCATGTGACAAAGAAAGATACATTCTATTTATATAAAGCGGAATGGAGTGATGAAAATTTTGTCCATATATGTGGTAAAGATTATACAAAAATAACCGACAGAGTTATAAAATGCTACACAAACGACGGCGAAACACTTGATTTATATGTAAACGGTACTTTTGTTGAAAGTGCAACTGTTTCCAATCATATTGCATTATTTAGTTCAAATAATTACAATGTCGGTGATATAATAAGAGTGGACGGCGCTATGTCTGGCGATTCGTTTATATTTTAAATGAAATTATTAACATTATGACAAGTGTAGAAAAAATAATTTTACCCCCACAAAATTTTACTATTATTGGTGATGTTGTTAGATTTTTAAACACTGGTAATGCGTTGACTGACATTGAAAGTACAACATATGCAAGTGCTTCAATTTCTAGTAGTAATACTAACAATATTGTTGTGGGTTTATCCAATTTTGATTTTAGGGGAGTTGAAATTCCCACTCATGCAACTAGTGTGACAATAGCAATGAAGGTGAAAACAACCTGTACTGGCTATCGTGGTATAACCGCTGTAGCCACCGATAGACCAAAAGGAGCTCAGATTAAGGAAATTAAAGGGTATGATGGTGTCCCGCCAAAAGATTGGATTGTGGATTATAGTGGAATAAATATAGATGTTGATACTCTTAAGAAATATGATGGCAAGGGTTTTACTTTACAAATTACATATACACCAGACACTAGTTATAACCAAAGTCGTACCATTAAAATTTATGGGGCTGAAATAGACATTCAATACGAAACAAACCCATTATATGTTAGAGATGAGTTTTTGTGGAATCAGCAGGCAAAATTATACATTAAAAATAGAGGAGCTTGGGATTTTTATGTACCGTCATTTGATTTGTTTAACCATAATAAGCTGATTTTACCTGGAATAATAAGGACATCTAATTAAGATTAAAGGTTAATGAGCAGACCGATTACCATTAATGATACAGTTTATTCAATACCAGTTTCTTATGATGAAACATATCAAGCTCGTTCGGTTAGTGGGCTTGATAATGCTTTGGCTGGTAGTGGAAACACAAGCAGTTATGCTACCATAAACTTAACTACTGGTACTGGAGCTGTTACTCTTGTATATTATAATTTTGCACTCAAAATACCAACTGGTGCTACTATAAACTCAATTAATTGTATATGTAGATGTAGAATAAACAACACACAATCACAACGTATATCAACAAGAGAAGTTCAATTATATGCTGGTTCCACACCTAAAGGGACACCTCACGACGTACAAAATAACAATGATGCGATTTCAATAACACCAGGTAATGATTGGACTGCGGAAGAGGTTAATAACATGAAAATACGTATTCACGGTGTTCGTGGCAAAAATAACAATACTAATGATTATTATTTTTGGTTTTATGGAGCAAGTGTTAGTGTAAATTATACATTGAATGATTTTGAATATGAGGTATCGTTTCAAAACTCATCGAGTGTTGTAACAACAGAACCTTCTACGACAAAATACATTCTTCATGGAAATGGACAGTCAATTAAATATATTGGAATAACTGACATTAACAGTATTTCAATTAAAGATAACGATGTTGATGTAAAAAATTTAATTGAACCGTATCAATCAGCAAGTACTATATACAGCCCAACATCTTTTGTAGGTGGAACATTGGCAGAAATTAGTGCAAATCCACCAGAAAACGGACTTGATGATGTTTCTTCTACTGATTATGCGCAATTTAGAATACGTGGTGATGAGTTATATGCTTTATATGCTTTTGATACTTCATCAATACCGAACAATGCTTTTATAGAATCGGTTTCTTGTGATGTGCGAGCTTATGTTACAGATTCTACTTACATCACAACAAAAAAGGTCCAATTGTATTCTGGACAAGAAGCTAGGGGTGTCGAATACACTTTGCCAACATCAAATCAAATTACAAGTATTACAAATACTGGTGATTGGGATGCTTCCAACATACAAAATATAAGATTACGATTTGAAGCAACGTATGCTGGCGGTAGTAATAATTTTTATTTATATTTTTACGGAGCCAGTCTTACTGTGGTATATGGTATACCAGGAGGGAATTCGTATTATCTATACAAAATAGCAAACATACAAACAGACCATATCATTTCTATTTCCGATATTGTTGGAAACGAAATATATTTAAAACAAAATGGCCAATATATAAAAGGTGCTAAATTGTTTAAAAAAACAAACAATTTATGGGTCGAGCAAATGGTTACTCTTGATTTGTTTAATAACGGTGAGATAATAGTATCTCAGTGACCATTTGGATTGTTTAAGAGTTGTTATTTCCAAACCATAACACATGGGTAAAATCGTTTCTTACAATTCCGAATTCAACGTCTGTTGGTTTGATTTCTATATCACTTTTTGACGTTATTGTGGCATAATAACCTTTGCCATTTGTATCTGTAACACTATTTTGCAAGCACCATGAACCAAATCTGACAAGTTCGATAAGTTCACCATTCCATTCTTTTCCGAATTCAACGGTTGGTGTTTCCTTTTTCCTTATATATTTGTCAATGAAGAACATCTTCTCCTTCATATCGTGTGTTTTTTCCATGAAGGTATCAAATGTATCTGACTCGTCAATACATTTTTTTCTCATTGTTTCAACTTCTTTTTCCCATTTCTTATATTCACTCTTCAATTGTTTGAGCGATTTTGTTTCGTATATTGTGTGGTCTAACATTTTACATTTATTTTCTTTTATTATACTAAAAAATAATGTAAATGACAACTATTTATTGAAAATGGACTATTTATCTTTATTTATTTTTTAATAAAGAAAAAAATATTATTATGGTAATAGACTATGATTATTTATCAAAGGAGTATGCCAAATGTTACAAGGATAAGAGTCGTATTTACATGATACAACATTTCCTTAAGACATATGATGCTACACAGAAACGGGATGTTCCGTTTATGTTGTTTCCGAAACAACAGGATTTGTGTAGGACTCTCGGTAACTCTAAGTCGGTTGTTGCAGCTAAGGCCCGTCAGATGGGTATAACAACAACGGCTGGTGCGTTCATATCTTGTGAAATGGTTCTAGCCGATAAAGATGCTCCTCAGACGGTTCTGGCTATCGGTAATACGCTGGACTTGGCACAACAAATGTTGTTTAAAATAAGGGACTTCTTGTTGCAGTTTCCATTATGGATGTGGGGTGATGAGTTTATAGATAAAGGATATGACCCAATGCTTCCTCCACCAAATAAGAACGTGATTTTCAACGTATGTAACTCAAAGGAATTGAAATTGAAAAACGGATGTAAGGTTGTTGCCAGGTCATCTGGCCCAGACGCATCCCGTGGTGTCGGTGGTGTTACATGGCTAATCTTCGATGAGGCTGCATTTATTGAAAATGGGCGTGATGTTTATGCTTCAGCTATTCCTACAATTTCGGTTGGAGGTAGTACAATAATGATTTCAACCCCCAACGGAAAGGACCTGCTGTATTATGAAACTTGCAGGCGTGCAAAACTAAAAGGAACTAGTGAATGGAACGGTTTTGAACTAGTGGATATGAGGTGGTATCAGGACCCAAGGTATAACAAATTCCTTGAATGGACAAAGAAGGATGAGGAAACTGGTGAAGTTTTAGTTGAAAAAGAGCCGACATTGGATAAAGATGGAAATATCAAGTATGATGAAGAACATTGGGAGCAGATGATTAATGATGGATGGAAACCACGCTCTCCTTGGTATATCAGAATGTGTCGTCAATTCAATAACGACTCACAGAAGATAGCACAGGAGCTTGATGTATCGTTCCTTGGTTCTGCAAGTAACGTCGTTGAACCAGAATTCATTGAAATGCAATCTAAATTAAATGTTCGTGACCCATTATATATGGACCCAATAATTGATGATGTATGGATATGGAAGGAGCCAATTCCAGGACATCGTTATGTGTGTGCTGTTGATAATTCGCGTGGTGACGCTAGCGACAGAACGGCAATTGAAATGTTGGACCTTGATGGTGTAGATGAAGAAACTGGTGAGCCCATTCTTGAACAAGTTATGGAATACCAAGGAAAAATGACTGGTGACGATGTCGGTGAGCTGGTGTTTAAGTATGCAAATATGTACAACCAAGCTTTTGTTGTTGTTGAGTGTATAGGCGGTGTTGGAGATTCCACGGTATTGTTATTACAAAGACTTGAATATAAAAACATGTATTATGATGACCCTGAGCTTAAAACCTACACAATGCAAAGAGAAGCGTCTGGATTAAAGGTCACAAATGATGGAAAATTACCTGGTTTCCATTCGAGTTCTGTGCGTTTTCAAATGTTGACTAATTTTGCGAATATGGTAAAGACAAACCAAATTAAAATCAGGTCAAGACGTGTAATCAGCGAGCTTGACACTTGGATTTACAAAGGTACTGCCGCAAGAATAGACCATCAGGATGGTGCGCATGACGACACTTTGACTTGTTTGGCTATGGGTGTGTTTGTAATAAAATTTTCGTTGAATAAATTGATGGCAACACAAGCAAAGGACAAGGCCATGTTGCGTGCTTGGGTGAATACTTCAACAATGACTGGTGAGAGTGAAACTCATAAATACACATACACAAAGACAGAATCAATGACGATGGAGCCAAAACCAAAGAAAAATTACCAAATGCCGTTTTATACTGGAGAAAAGAGTAAAACTGATAAATTCGGACCATATATGTGGTTGATTAGATAGCTTCGGACTATTTATATAGAAATTAGAATTTTAATTATGACAATTATAACTGACGAAATAAGGAATTTGTTTAAAGTGGTCCGTTCTCTTCTCGGAGCCAATGTCAGGGCTGTTGAATTGACAGACGAAATACTGTGTGACTTATTGCAGGTCGCAATTGAAGACTACGGAACTTTGGTACAGAATGAGATTATTCTCAACAATTGGCTTGGTTTTTATGGCAAAAATGTAAACAGTGTCAAGGACCTTGCTTTTGGGTTTATGGCAAGGAGCCTGGATTTGACAAAGGAATATTCGTATTGGTTTTCCAAGCAAGTAGGTTTACAGCAAGAAGGTCCTTGGGAGTTAAAAAAGGACTTTATCACAGTAGAACGTGGAAAGCAGGTGTATGTAATTCCTAGTGGTAGAACCATCAATAGGGTGATGTATGTAAACCCACCTATGACTGACACAGCGTTATTCGCTAATTATATGGGTGGTGGTGTAGGTTTCATGCCTGGCTTGGGCCAAGTTGGAGCTGGTTATGGGTATGGTGCTGGATTTGGTGGTTTCTACACAACACAGGCTTATGATGTGGCGTATATGGCAGCTGACCTTAATTTCAAGTCGAGACTTTTCAGAGGAGACCTGACATATAAAGTTACTGCTGGTCCAGACGGAACCCATTTGTTACACCTTATGTCAACACCAGGAAGCAAATTGTCTTTCAATTTTGCTGGAAGCCTTAACAATTCAATAGGTATTGTTGGGTGTGAAGTTTGGTACACGTATTATGACACTTCTGATGGTGGTGAGGATGAATGCATGGTATACCATGCTGATGATGTTATTTTAAGCCCAGACCAAATACCTATGGCACAAATGGATTATTCTTTCCTTAATGAACCTACAAAAGTACTTGTGCGTCAACTTTTGGTGGCTAAAGCAAAACAAACATTAGGGTTGATTCGTGGTAAATTTAGTGGTAAAGTGAACATTCCGCAAGCCGAAATGACTATGGATTATCAAATGCTTTTACAGCAGGGAAAAGAAGAATATGATGCAGCTATGGAAATATTAAAAGCAAGGCTTGAGAGAATGCGACCAGTCAATATGATGAAGGAAAATGCTGAGATGATGGAGAACAACCTGAAGATTCAACAATACACTCCACTTGGAATTTACACTATCTAATAATAATTTTGAACATTATATTAATGATGGAAACAATAAAAACCAATAGAGATATTTTGAAAAAAGCAATAAACGAGGCGTTTGAACATATTTTAAGTAATAATACTGAGGTTACCAAAGAAGATATTATCAGAATGTTTGGTATGAAAGAGGAAACAACGTTGAATGGTTATGCTTGGGGAAGGAAATTCAAGAAAAGGAATTATCACGGATATGCTAGTGTATATCCAAATTTGATTGGTGGTTATACTTATTTTATTTCACTTTTCAGATATGAACCAAACGGAGAAGATATCCCGATGATAAAACATGTTGAAAGTACACCAGATGATTTCTTGGAGTTTATTAGAAATGAGGTTAATCCAATAATAAAAATTATCTAATAAAAAATTGATAAAAAAGGTGACCTTGATGGCCACCTGTTTTTTTATAATTATTAATCAAAAAAATTTGTTTTCGATGAACCTTTTGAACCAAGATATTCAAATTTGTCTTTATTGTTTTCTAACCAATTGTCAACTTGTTCTTGAAGTGTGCTTGTTGTTGTATATGCAGTGAATACTACCTGTGTATCTGGCTTGTATTTGAAGATTTTTGAGTTTACATCAGCTGTATTCGAAGTCCAATTTGGCTCGAAGTTTGCTGGAGGGCATATTTTGGCATAATTAACATAATACAGGTCACGCCATGCAAGTAGTTTTGCTAGCGTTTCTTTGTCTAATTCCATATAGATTTTTGTTAAATCTTCTAATTTTCCCATAATAAACTTATTTTTATATTAAAATACACATCATACATGACAATGTAAATGAAAACTAAAACTATTTATAAAAAATAAAATATGCACTATATTAATTAAATAGTAATAATTTAAATTCAAATCACAAAACATAATGGCTAACAATGAAACGGTATTCCAACGACTAAACAATATATTCAGAGGAACCACAATGGTTGGAGCAACTGAAAACGTACTGACTAGTCCAAGTGTAATGCCCAATGAAATATTATATACAACAAATGACAGAGATGATTATGAAAACAAGTTGCACTCATTAAGGCAACAGAAGTACATGAATTGGGTTTGGCAAAAGGCAAAGGTTGGTAATGCGATGCAAAACCTAAACGGATACACAGCCGTGAGATTGATGTATCGTGATGCCGACCTTATGGATGGTACATGTGAGATTGGTACAGCACTTGACATTATCTCTGAAGAGGCTTGTTTAGCTGGAAACACACAAATTAAATTATTGAATGGTAAAATTTTAACTATAAAAGAATTGTTTGATTCTAATGTTAAAGATTTTTGGGTTTATGCTGTTGATGATAATGGCATTTGTCAGCCATCACATGTTGATAGTGTTATTTACAAAGGTAACCAAGATGTGATAGAAATTGAATTGGATGATGGTTCGTTGATTAAGTCAACTAATAATCACAAATGGATGCTTTCTGATTGTACTTGGAAAGAAACATCTGAGTTGTGTGTTGGGGATTCATTAATGTCCATATATGATTCCATTAATTATTTAGGTTATGAACAAATAAAATCTTCAGTTGAGCCAAAGAAAAGACCAACACACAGGATTGTTGCCGAATCCGTTTTACATGATGAAAAGGTTGAATTAGCTAAAAATAACATTAATAAAGAAAAAATAGTCATACACCACAATACATTCAATAAGCTTGATAATGAACCGAATAGTTTGACATATATGTATTGGTGTGACCATCAGAAACTACATACGGATTTAAATCAAAAGAGATGGGAAAACGAAGAATTTGCTGAAAAGATGAAAAAAATATTTTCAGAAACTAGCAAAAAAACATGGAAAAATAAACGTGATGTTTTGATAGATAAATTAAAGAAAGTGCATCGAGAAAGAATGTCAAAACTAACACAAGAAGAAAAAAATGCTTTTTTTGGTAGGAATGGTGAACAAAATGGTATGTATGATGTCCACAGGTATGGTTCATTAAATCCAAACTACCATAAAAATGCAGCACATGTTGAAGATATTGATGAAAATGAATACATCGAATGTATATTAACATCACCTAACAATAACAAAGAAATTCTAAAACAGCGTTTTAATTTAACAAAACAAGCTGTTGGTGACTATAATAGATATTTGTGTGAAAAATACAAATTAAAATTTGTTTATGAATTGAAAAATATTTTGTTGTTTGATAAAATAAAACAAACAATACAAGACAACCCAACTTTATCGTCTTACAATTTAGCTTCTTTGCTTAATTTAAGTGTAAACACAATGAAGCATGTGTTGAAAAAAAACGGAACATCTGTAAGTGAAATAAAAAACAACTCACTTGATGTTTGGAATGGATTAAGTGAGGATTTATATGTTGATTTTATATTAAGTTGTGATAATAAAAAGAAAATAAATAGTTTAATTGCTGAAAAATTTAATATATCTTCAAAAAGAGTTTGTAAATTAAATAATATTTTATTAAAAAAATATAATATTAAAACTATAAACTTTTTGAAATATGTTAAATCACAAAATTATAATATAATAACAATAAAAAACATATTGTTATCTGATAATTTAATTAAAGAAAGTGAATTATCAAAAAAACTTGGTATATCAAATTATGAATTAAATAATGTTTGTAAAATCAATGGATATAAAAACTTTTTAGACTTAAAAAAGTCACTATACAATCATAGAGTTAAATCAATAAGAAAATGTTTAACCAAAGAACCAGTTTATGATTTGTTAAATTCATCAGTTAATAATTGTTTTGGTGTTAAATGTAAAAACGGATTTATAATTTCACATAATTGCCCGATTTCCAGTAAAGGCACAATGCTTAATGTGTATTCTAAATCACAGAGAATTAAATCAATACTTGATGATTTGTTTAACAATAGACTTCATGTATATGTTGAATTGCCAATGATTGCTCGTCATTTGTGTAAATATGGTAATACTTATGAATTGTTACATATTGACAAAAATGAGGGTGTTTTAGGGTGGATGATGCTTCCAGTTTATGAAGTTGATAGAGAAGAAAATGGTTTTGGTTTAACAAATGCACCAGCACTTGCAACGGCTACTAATGAAACAAAACCAGATGAAGTAAATTTTGTTTGGAGGGGTGTTAATTCTGAAACAAGATATAAAAACTGGCAAGTTGCACATTTTAGATTGTTATATGACTCGTTCTTTTTACCATATGGTACGTCAATGCTTCATAAAGCTAGAAGAGCTTGGAGAATGTGGTCCATGATGGAGGATGCAATGCTTATACATCGTTTGGATAAAGCAGTTGAAAGACGTGTTTTTAAGATTTATGTTGGTGGTATAGACGACCAGGATGTACCAGCTTATGTGAATGAAATTGCAAACCGCTTCAAAAGAACAGAAATTATTGACCCTAAAACTGGTCAGGTTGATTTAAGGAAGAATTTCCTTGATGTGTCTTCTGATTATTTCATTCCAGTCAGACGTGAGGATGCTCCTAATCCTATTGAGACACTTCCTGCCGCAAACAGTCAAATTCAAATGGAAGACCTTGAATATATGCAGGAGAAAATGCTTTGTGCAATGCGTGTTCCTAGAACATTCTTAAATTTCAAGGAGGCAAACGGCAAGGCTCAAAACCTTTCTTTTACAGACATAAGGTTTTCGAGGATGATTAACAGAGTTCAACAATTTTTACTGCTTGAATTGAACAAGATTGCAATGATTCATCTTTATGTTCTCGGACTTCATGATGATTTAGGTAATTTCACTATATCACTTAACAACCCAACATCACAAATTGAATCACAAGAACTTGATGACCTGACCAAGAGATTAAGTGCTTTACAGACAGCATTGGCTGACCCTGGAAACGGTATTCCTATGATGTCATTACATAAAGGATTACGTGATATAATGAAAATGAGTGACAGTGAAATAAAAGACATGTTGAATGAAATTCGTCTAGAAAAGGCAATGGCATTTGAATTACAATCAACACCTATGGTTATAAAGAAAACTGGCATGTTTAATACCGTTGACAGAATATACGGTGATTTCGAAGCAATGAAGAACCCACAACAAATGCAACCGCAAGGGCAGGATGATGGAATGGGAGGAATGGGAGGCCTCGGAGGTGGAGGCGGATTCGGTGGCGACTTCGGTGGTGATTTAGGAGGCGGTATGGATGACATGGGTCTTGGTGAACCTGGAACTGAGGAGGATGCTGACATAACTGGAGGTGGGGAGACCGACATGGGTGGAGCTCCAGCCGCAGATGAAGGTCAACCGCTTATGGAGTTAAAAAAGCATAAAACAAAAAGTTTTACAGAAAAATATTTTGATATGTTGTCACAAAATGAAACAAGCACTTTGAATGAAATAAACAAAACATCATATGATATTGAATTGAAAAACAAATCTTTAGGTAAGAATCTTGAAACAATTCTTGAAACTTTGAATTCAAGTGGTGTTGATACAACAACAAAGATAATTGAAGAATAATACACTATTTATGTAGTAAAATATTGATAAAATGGAATTAAGACCTATTGAAGACATAAGAACACTCAAAGAATTGGGTGAATATAGAAAAGAAATAAACGAAGCTTTGGATTCCCGTGAGAAATTTATTTCTAAATGCATGGTTGCCAACGACCTGGCAAACGGCTCTTTTTATTGCATAAAGGAAAATTTTGAGTCATTGTCTCCGAAATTATTTAAGAGTGAACATGGTAAATATTTACTCAATAAATATAAAAGTGTTGTTAAAGAAAGTCAGAATTTAACATCATTGTATTCCTTGTATGAAAATATAAGGAAAGCAAATAATTCTGTTGATTTGGATTATTTTGTTAATTCACTTACTGAAAACAAATGGGTTAAAAACGGGGATACTTTATCTGATGATATTAGAAAGCTAGGCTCAGTATTAGCTGAAGCTTATATAGAAACTGGTGACATCCTTGATATAAAACCTGAAAATAAAAAATTGGATGAGGCTGTTCGTTACATTGTTGAAAACAAAAAAACTTCAAACAACATTTCTGAATATAGCGGGGCAATAAAAATCATCAAGGAGCATATCGCAAGCAAAGAGGGTTCTATGGATGTTGTTTCTGAATCCGTTAATCTTGATTCTTTCGTTGAAAAACTCGTGAATGAATTTAATAAAAAATACGATACGAATAATTTATCACAAGAAGAATTCAACATCATGAAAGAATTTTGTGAATCAACCAACCATGAAGCTATATTTGAGCAACACAAACAAGAATGTAAAACAAAATTAACCGAAGTTCGTGACGGATATTTGAAGAATGGTGATAACGAATCAGCAAACAAACTGTCTACAATATTAGAACAGATAGATTCGAAACACTATAATAGTGAACAAGCTTTAAGTGATGTTGTAAGCCTTGTTGGACTTACGAATATTTTCCAGGAAGAAAAATAGATATGGCTACAGTTATACTAACAGAGTCACAATTAAGACAGATTGTCTTAAATGAAGAATATGAGAAGCTTCTGCTTGAGGGTATTTTCAATTCAAATTCAATTGAGGATTTGAAAATGAAAATAAAGAAAGCCATTATTGCTGGCGCAACTTTGTTGTCTGTTGTTTCAGCGATTCATCAGTCTGATTTGGATTTCGGCAAAAAGAAAATGCTTGAAGATTTTGCAAAAGTTGAAGCGGAAGAAATAAAAAAAATTGATTCTGTTTATAACGTTAAGGTTGAGGCTTGTAAAAAATACATGGAAACAGCGTTAAACAATCAAGGTTATAATTTAAAATCAACAAAATTAAAACCAGAGGCTATTGTTAAAGCTTCCGAAGAAAATAATTTTGATTTACCATTTTTGATGGCTGTTTTACATCAAGAGAGTTGTTTTGGTGCAACACCAAGGGCACAAAGAACAAACAGTCCGTTTTCGGTTGGTTCTTATGATGATGGACGAAATGTTGTAACTTATTCTGACCCGAATGAAAGCATTAGTGATTATATCAGATTGATTAATCGTGATTATCTTATAAACGGAAAATCATTAATGGATTTACTTAAACCGAATTGTTTTATTAACAAGAACGGCGATAGATATGCACAAGATAAAAACTACGAGGGTAAAATTCAATATTTGCGAAACAAAATATTAAAACAATTTCCACAACTTAATGGTTGAGCAAAAAAAAAAACAGACTATCATTTTGTAGTCTGTTTTTGTTTTATTTGATAATGATACGCAAATCTTCTTCGATTGGTACTTTTAAATTTCCTTTTGGAAAATCAAAATCGACACTTGTTATGTCACCGTTAAATTTTATTTCAAACCACCCTTTATAAAAACCAGGTTTTTTAACATCCCTTTCTTTCCATACATATTGTAAAATATATCTTTCCTCACAACCACCTTCACTGTCCAATACTATGTTTGCTTTTTCGTGGGCTATTTTCAGTAGCCCAGTTTCCTCATCAACCATAGTAAATGTAACAACACTATCTTGTAGTGCATCATTTATTAATGATTTTTGGAAATCATATCTACCATCATTTATAAGTTCCATCTCAAGTTTTGGAAGCAACGAACCTCTTACTATGAAAAATTCCTGAGCCATAATGTTTGTTTTTTTTTAACTATAAATAGTTTAATTTGTCGTTTTTTGACATGAAAAACCATTTTCTTCCATAAGGTTTGTTATGTCTTTTGTTAAGATTGGTATGTAGTCATTTACTACAATATCTGAAATGTTTTTGAAATTTTTTTTTGTTTCAATTAATAAATTGTTTGTTAACGGGATATAAATTTGTATGTCAAAATATGATTTTTTACCAATAGACATGCGTTCTTCGGCTATTTCTGATACAAATATAATCTTTTTGTTTGATAATACACCGTTTAAAACTGTTTCTTCGGCACGTTTTTTCATACTCACATCAAATTTGTGTATTTGTGGTGAATATGTTTTTTGTGATTCTTTTGGTGTTATGTATCCACCAAACCCAATATAAATTGTTGTTGGGTTCTTTTTGTCTGTTGTACCGACAGTGATTTTGAATTTATTGTCTGGTATTCTTATTTCACTATTTATTTTTCTCATTTTACTTTTTTTGTATATACAATAATATAATGTTTTTTGTCAATAAGTCAAAAAACAACTATTTATGATAAAAAAAAACATTAAATGATTAGACATTTTTTTCTCGATAAAACAAACACAATCGTTGAAAACTCATTTCAAAATCTTGGATTGAATCCTATTTTACATGTTGGATATGGAAATGGGTTAATTAGAGGTATTGTTGGTTTTGATATAACAAAAGTAAAAGAATTAATTGATGACAAGACGTTTGCTAATACAGATAAATTGCATTTTTATTTGAAAATGACAAATTGTTTTTCAGTTGATGGACTCCCTTATGAAAAGGTTTTATTTGGGAACAATTACCAATTAATGGAAAGGGCTTGTTCTTTTGATTTGATAGCATTTAAATTACCAATAGACTTTGATGAGGGAAGAGGCTATGAATTTTCAAGCGATGTGTGGGTCCGTAACTGCAAGTCTGTCTCAATGGAGGGTTCAAATTGGTATTTTGCTAAAAATGGTATTCCGTGGAGCGGTGGAACAGAAATACTAAACCTTGAAGACGAAAACCTTACTTGGAGGGATATATTGCTTAATAAAATGAATTTGGTGGGTGGTATTTATCCGAAAGATGTATTGGTTGATGAATATGAAAAATTTCAAAACGGAGAAGAGTCGATTGTTGTTGCTGAGCAGCATTTTGATTTCGGTAATGAAAATTTGAATTTAGATATAACAAAAGCAGTATTGGATTCTATTGATAAAAAATGGTTTGGATTGTGTATTGCTTTTTCGCCGAGATATGAATCAATGAGTACCGATATTGAACAATATGTTGGTTTTTTCAATGACAATACAAACACTTATTTTCATCCGTATGTTGAAGCAATATATGATGAATACATTAACGATGATAGAGAGTCTTTCACTTTAACTAAAGAAAACAGGTTGTATCTATATGTTTCCGATGATGGGTATATGACAAATTTAGATTTATTACCCACATGTGAAATTAATGGTAAATCCATTGAGGTTAAACAAGCTACAAAGGGGGTTTATTTTGCCGTTGTTGACACTAATAAGATTGAAATGGAACCAGTATCCATATACAATGATATATGGTCAAATATCTCATTAAATAGCGTTCCGTTGGATGATGTGGAATTAGAATTCTCAACTAGACCTAAAGTACATAAGGTAAAACTTGGAGATGGGTCAAATTTGAAAAATCCGCTTGTTCCAACTATATTTGGCATAAACAATGACGAAGATTTGATTTTAGGTGAAATTCGTGAAGTAACTGTTGATTTTAGGAGACAATATTCAACGGATAAAATGGAGCTTGTTGATAATGCTGAATACAGATTGTATGTCAAAGACGGTGATAGGGAAATTGATGTAATAAGATATCAACCAATAGAAAAGGCGTTTTTGAATAATTTCTTTGTTATATACACAACTGACCTTATACCTAATAGGTATTTTGTTGATATAAAAGTAAAACAAGGAAGAGAGGTGAAACATTTTAAAGATATATTACATTTTAATGTTGTAAGTGATGTGACTGAGAGGTATCAATAAAACAAAAAACCACCAATAAGGTGGTTTTTTTTGATTAGTTAATCCTAATTGCATCAGATAACATTTTTTCATTGTCAAGTGGCTCTTTAGCTGCATTCTGTAAATCAAGTATGTAATTTGATGTTGGCGGTAACATTATGTATGGATGTGTGTGCTCGGAAAATATCTTAATAAATTTTTTCAAGAAAGCAACTAATTCTTCGCCATATGGTAACCTGTACCCTTCGTTTAAAATCGTCTCAAGTTCTTTGTCTGTCACTAGTTCATCTCTGTCATACAGTTGGTATGATGATATGTTGTCAGCACCATTGTTTGGCCTTCTTTTGCTTGATTTATTACTTATTAAGTTGATTTTATCTGCAACAATTGTAGCAGTGCTATGGACATCACCAGCAATTCCATCAGTATGATATTTTAGTTTTAAATATCCAGGGTCTTTTTCGTTAAAAGTTGATTTGTATTTGTTGTTTTCATCTACAACTCTAACACCAGCTCTTATTCTTATATCGTCATCTTTAATTATAATATCACAATTCTTGCGGCCCATTATCGCTATATCGTCAGATTTTGGTAATGTGCCTTTCATTTCGGCTACGGTTTGAACTCCTCTTATGAGTGATTCAGGAGCACTTTTACCAAATATTGAATCTGACCCGAAAAATAGTGGATTGTTAAATAAAAAATCCCATTGCGATATTATTGGTCCTATGTAGTATCTTTGGCTTGTACCGTCGTTTGTTTGTGATAATATAACTAATACACCTTCACCAACCTTTGGCATTACATAAAACATTTTAGGTAACAATGGTATGGCATATGGTAGATTTTCATTTTCAAGAACTTTATCTTCTGGGTTTAATCTAACTTTAATCCTTCCAGCGTCATATGGGTCATCTATTGATATTACTTCACAAAAACGTACAACTTTTATTTTTCCTTCCATTGTTAATAAACTGTTTTTCTGATATTTAATTCATTTAATGCATGTTGGTATTCTTGTTCTATTTCAACAAGTTCGTCACAGAGTTCTTTTATTTGTTTTTTCTTTGCGATGAATAAATTTTCCAATGATGATAAATATAATTTGATGTCATTATTTGACATCTCGGTGCAATCTTTTTTTTCCATTTATCTGATTATTCCTTTGCTTATTGTGTCTAAAATATTAAACCCAGTACATACAACTGGACCTCCAGCATTTCCACCTTGTGCTTGTACCATGATTGAATTACTTTCCAGGACATTATGAACAACGGCATCGTTTTGTATTGCGTTGAAAATTTCTTTTACAATATTGTATGTATATTGGTTTATCATGTTTTCACTTCCATCTGGATTTTTACCTGTTGGTATTCCTAGCATTTGATTGTTTTCTATAATTTTTGCAGTTGTTTTATAAGCTGATAAGCCACTGCGACAATGGGTTGTAGCTTTCAACATCCAAGGTGGAAGAGTTTGGGCTGGTGTTTTCATTTTATCAAACAAGCCGTTTAATTTTTCTACTATACTTGATATATTCATTTTTTTAACATTCTAAAATTGATTCTGGTAATGTGATTGGTTTAACAATATCAGCGTAATTTACATCATCAATCTGTGTTAATACTCTGTTTGAACCAATATTGATGGTCATCAAACAATTCAGTGTATCTGTAAGTAAATCTATCCACATTTGTATTTTTTCAAGACTGATGACAACCATATATTTTGTAATCATTGGTATTAATTTTTCATAAACCAATTCAAGTAATATTTCAAGAATTTTATCTTTTATTAAGTTTATTATTGATTTTATAATACCTAAAATTTTATTAATTACAAGTGCTATTATTTTGTTCTGGTCTGGAACTAAAAAGTCTTCACTTGATGTTATACCCATCATACGGAAATTTATTAAAATTAATAAAATAACTTGTGGTGTTAGAATTGATTCTATCAAACTCATGGCAAGCGATTGTATGATAGCCTTCCACCAAGAGTCATCGTACTCCAAAGTTAACCCATAGTCAATAACGCCGTCTTGAGCGTTGGTTGCCGACACATCTGTTATTGTTTTCATTATACTTTGAACTGACCCACCCTGTTCTGATGATGGATTGATTTTATCAATTGAATTGAAATATTCAGTAATGTTATGTTGTTTTATTGTTTTGTTTGGACCTGGTGTAAAAGTAGCATTAAATTTACTTAATAACATGTCTTCTAACATGTCATTAAATTCATCGTTTGAAAAAGTGAAAAAACAATCTTCGGTTTCAGTATCAACTGCTTCTATGTATTTAATTATTGCTTTGGATAATTTTGCTTTCGTCTCTTCTTTTTTGAAATTTGGTTTAACACTCATGGCAAGTGAAATCGCACCGTTTAGCAATGCATCAAACATACCGAATAATATTAGTTTCGGTTTAAATATTTGGATATTGTCTAAATATTGCCAATTAAATTCATATATTGTTGAGTTTGTTCTTATTAAGTTATAGATATTTGTATTATCACTCGCTTGTGCTTTTGGTTTGAAATATTTTTGAGCTGGTATTTCTACCATCAAACCATTTGAGCTTGGATACATTCTGTTGCATTGCAATATTGGGTATAATGTTTTGTTTTGTTCTTCTTTGTTGTTGAATGGTATTTCTTGGTCATCATTGCTGAAAAATTTAAATTCTTCTTCATCTGTCTTTTTTGAATTATACCATACATTCCATAATCTTGGGCTGTTTCTTTCAATGCCTATTCTTTTAGCAGAGTTTCTACTATCCCACATGGATTTATTCTTTTCTGTTTGTGTTGTTGGTCTTGATTTATGCAACACATACCATAAAAAAGCATTCATGTCATTTGTTTTGTATAATGTTGACTCGTCAATACCATTATGAATAACAATATATTCTGGTGAGTTTGTTGTTGCTGATGTTGGTATGGCATTATATCTTTGAATTTCATTGTCATCAACATCTGGTCTACCATCAAGCCTTTCATATTGATATGTCGAGGCTGTTACTGTGATTTCTTCTGTTATTTCACGTCTTATTTCTGGTGTGTCAATTTCATATGCTCTATTTGTTAAAAATGTTTGTGACATTGATGCGTTGTTTCTTGACAACCAAAAATTTATAACTGGAAGACTTTTTTCATAATCTAAAAATACAAAATCTTCACCAGCGATGCATTCCTTTTGTGTGCATGGTACATAATTTTCGCCATCTGTTAATTCCCATCCATCAACAAGGCTGATTGTACTTGATAAGACAAAATCAAATATAGAATCCCTATAACCATTTGGGCTCTCATAACCATATGTAAATGGGGAAAGTGAAAAAGATTCAGATTGTGTTTCACCCTTTGGTATTGTTACAGTCATGGTTTGCAAACCTGGCTGGCTGGATGTTGATGGTCCATCGATAAAATAAACAATTTCAATATTTAAATCTTCATAGACTGGTTTTGTTAGCCTGAATAATAATGAATCTGTTACATATTCAGATGTATCACCGCTTTGCGTCATTACAAATGTTTGTTCAACATATTCTTCATGACTTTCACCAAAATCAATATATAAAGAACATGTTTGCATTGATTTTTCTTCATAACCAGCGCTTACATCAATTGTTTTGGATTCTACATATTCTTTTTTACCGAAAAATAAATCATTATTTTCTATCCTATAATATAACTGACCTTCTTTGGAGAACGGGTTTACATCTAACATACCAAACAAATCCAACGAGTCGGTTGTAAACCTTAATTTATCAGGGTAATTTTTGATATAATCCCTAAATGCGTCAAACCTATTATCTTCTTTGCTTGTATCAAAATATTTGTCTGGTAAAATAGGAATTACTGAACATGAAAAAATACTAGTGAGAAGTGACATCAAAACACCTTTAACAGCATATTCAATTCCCTCCATAAACTTACTTTGTTCGTTTATGTCGAGTTCCATTATTGTTTGGTATACACTTTCTATTCCACCTTCAATTGTTGTTCTTACATCGAAAACCTTTTCTAATATGCGCTCTATTATTTCATTAATATCAACTCCACAAATAGCAAGTATTTTTAAAATAAAATCAAACGCACATTTTAAATTAGTAGGTTTTTTTGAGTCCAAAATATTCATAGGGAAATTTTCTATGAAAGTTTCCATGGCTCCGATTGTTCCTAATATTTTTTCTGTTTCGGTACCCACAATTGTTGTTTTAATCTTTTACATTATAAATTGTTGGTGTGTCGTCATTGATTTCATTCAATGCCGCTTTTATGTCATTGAGATTTAGTGATGTTTTTTTTGCATAATTTTTATCAGCAAGAACAGCTTTGGCATCACCATTATATTTCAACATTTCTCCCATGAATTTGGCTATTTCGAATTTTGATTGGATGGCTTTGTTTTTGTCACCAATATAGTCATGTATTGCCTTTGAATATTTGGCTTTATCATCCATTGTGAAATCATCATTTCCTAAATTTGTAGAGTTTGTGAGTTTATTCATTTCGTTTTGAATTTCTGTAATCTGTCTACAAGCTTGGTCGTATATTTCTTGTAAAAGTTCTTCGATTTTTTCGGATGAGTTTACTCTGATTTTATATCTTTTTGTCTCCATTTTTTTTGACTTTTAACATAAATAGTTGTCCTATTATTTCTTTTAATTTTCAAAGGCACCATTTCTTGACATTAATTCTTTGATTACATAATAAGCCGATTTATATTTTTTCATGTTAGTTCTTACTTCTTTTGTGGACATCATGGTTTCTTCACGAAGAAAATATAACACAGCGTTTTTTTGGAGTTTGTCACTACCGTTGTATGGAAGAACCTCTTCCCAATTTCTTAACAAATTAACCAGTGCGCTTCCAACAATTATTTCTTCTTCTGTTAGCATATGCTCGTCTCTATCGTTTATCATATCTTCGATGGTGTTTGCTATTTTTTCAAGAAGAAAGCTTGTTGTGTCTGTATTTTGAGTTTGCGGTTCTGTATATTTGATGTTATTATCAATTTCATCAGAAATATCATCGTATTGAATGTTCCTTTGTTTTCCTTTTGAATATTGAACACATTTTGATTTTAAATAATTTTTACAGACGGTTCCACAATATGAATATGCTTTATAATGTTTTGTTTCTCGTCTGTAGTATTTTTTTTCATGTTCAAAAACATCATCATCGTCTCGTTTGTGTTTTGTTGGAACATACACTTTAATGAATTCTGGGTCTTCTTCATTGGCTGACCTTATTTTTTTTCTTAAGTCTGAGTATGACATTTCAATAAAATTAACGTCTGGATATTTTTTTATATCCAGTATTTCACTATAAATTGTCATAACTGGTTGAAAATTATTTATTTTTGTTAAAAGATATGAAATTGTATCACTGAAATTCTGTTCGAATTCCTCATCTGGAACAAATAATTTATAACGACGTATGATTGATTCAATCATTTTAGTTAAAGCTGGATACAAAATTTGATTGAATATTTTGTTTTTTTCATGTTCATCTTTAGATTGTATATATTGTACTATTGCATCCTCTTCATTGATACAAAAATATTGTTTCTTTTCTTTTGGTTTTCTACCTCTTTTAGCCATTTTAGTTTAAACACTATAAAATGTGCATAAACATCAAATCTATATTTAATGATTAATATACTTCCAATAATTTCACCATAATAACAATGGCCTTTCCTTATGATGTTTAAGGCTGGTTAGTTTAACCCCAACCAGCCGTTTATGCATCATTGTATTATTTTTCGTATACTTTTTTTCTGTCATTTGTAAAATAATATTCTTTTTTCGCTAGGTCAACCCACCAATCGGCTTCATCACTTGACATTTCTTCGTTGTATTTGTCAGTAAGGCTTCCTGGCCTGTTAACAAGATGAAAACAGCCGACCTTTGGTATGACATAAATGTGCTTATCTTTATAAAGCGCCCTTAATAAGAATTCATACCAGAATGTAAGCTTCATTGATGCTTTTAATCCACCGAGTTTTTTGAATTCTTCTGTTTTGAAGACAGCGCCAGATGTATTGAATCCAAAATAATCCATTAAAGATTCCAAATCCATATAACCAATTTTCTCGGAAAATGATGATGCAAGAAATGCCTCATTTGCATATCCAATAGGTTGTTTGTTTTCATAATCTACCAATTCGGTTAACGGAAAAAATCCGAAAATATCTTCGCCTAAACTTTTAATATGTTCTTCAACATTAGAAAACCATGTTTTTGAATATTCATCATCGAATTCTAACACTGAAAAATACTTCGTTGTGACATGCTCAAGAGCTACGTTAACTTGGTTGCTGTATGAATTATCCCCCTCACAGATAACAGGAGTGATGTTCTTTTCATTCATCCCGAAAGAATCAATGGCTTCTGGTGTTCCAACAATGAACACTTGGCAGTCTTTGGGTATGCTTTTATAAGCCGATTGAGCATATTTAATCAAATCATCATTACCGAACTCGATAATGGGAATTATAACAGTG